TAACTAAATTTTGTGCAATTGACAATACTTGCGCCATGTCGTGCGGTTCTGTCAAAACTTCATCAATCTTATCTTCATCTGTACAGTCAGTAGCATGAATGCAATACCAAACAACATCCGTAAGTGACTTTACACCGTGATGGACATTTGCTTCAATAGTTAAACAAGCTGGTGCATGTATAACTTTTTTTTCTCCCTCGACAATCAATTCTATTGACCCACTAGCCAAAATCGACAAGTGCGAAAATGTATGCTTATGGTGTAACAACAAATAATCCGCTGGCATTCGCATTTCTTTGGCGTAAATTCCCCCGCCAAAGTGATGCTTGATCTCAGGTTCAATAAAGCTCATTTTATTCCAAAAGAAGAATGTTGTTAGGTATATATTGTGTCATTAACCAGTTTGTGCCATCCGACACCAATGTAGCCGAATCGCCTGAACTAGCCAATAGGATAGATGTCCCAGCCGCCCCACCAGTTAAAGGTACTACATTTGAGGATGCCGACACAACTGTTTGCACTTGGTAGTTTTGAAATCGCAAAATCCGACCTGTCCAACTTGAGGCGGTAGGCAAAGTTACCGTACAAGTTGAGCCAGTTTTGTTGTTGATCAGCCAAACGTCAGTAGCCGCAACGGTGAAATCTGCCGTTTTGGTAACTGGCGCAGATGGTGCAATGTAGTCAGTGTTAGGAACAGCCGCAGAGATTGCCGTACCGTTACCCTTGAGAACACCAGTAATGCTGGTAGAAATCGTGATTGCAGGCGTTGTTGTTGCTGTGGCTACCGTCCCCGCAAAGCCATTAGCGGAAACAACCGAAACGCTAGTAACTGTGCCACTGGTTGCTGGTGCTGCCCAAGTAGGAGCGCCTCCCGTAGTGGCTGTTAGCACTTGGCCTGTTGTGCCTGCGGCAGTAGCCACGGGTGTTGCGCCTGCTCCACCGCCATAGACAACGCCATATTGAGTCAATGCGGCGGAGGATGCCCAAGTTGTCCCACTAGAGAAATAAGGTATGCCACCGCTAGTGCCTGCCACGGTAAGCGCAGGCGTTGTTGTAGGGGTCGCAACAGATATGATGCCACCAGTAAAACTTACGCTAGTGACCGTACCTGTTGTTGGCGTTGTCCAAGTTGGAGTGCCAGCACCCGCAGAGGTTAAAACTTGCCCCGCAGTTCCTGCGGCAGTAAATGCGTAAGCAGTCCCAGACCCATAGGCAATAGCGCCAGCAGTAGGGGTAGCCGCTCCATTTGTGCCACCATTTGCAATTGCTAATGTTCCACCTAAAGTTACCGCGCCAGCCGTTGCTGTGTTTGGAGTTAAGCCTGTTGTGCCACCTGAGAAACTTAGTACGCCAGTATTGGAGATGGTTACATTACCAGTTGCACTAGACACCGAAATGCCTGTGCTTGCAATGTTTGACAATACGCCTGTGTTAGCGACTACTATCGTTCCAGACCCATTGGTTACTGAGATTCCTACACCAGTTCCTAAAGTGTTTAAAGCGTAGCCTGTGCCATTACCAATTAAAAGTTGACCGTTAGTTGGGATTGTTCCTAGCCCTGTGCCACCATTGACTACTGGGGTAATCCCTGACCCTGCGCCTGTAATGTTATATATGTTGTACAGAAACATATACCACTCACGCGAGATTTTTCCCGTGTTTGAATCAAGAAAATCAACACGAGGCGCAGTGATTTGGTTGTTGTATACGCCCATTACGCATTAGTCGGTGAAAGGATAAGTTCTGCGCCAATAATTGCAATTTTGACAGGATCAGTGCCTGAGAGTTCGTAAACCCGATCACGCAGTTTCAACGTCATTCCCAAACGTCGCCAAAATGTTCGGTGGCCATACGCGCCGATCTTGCCGATTTGTGACCAATGCTCGTTTGACCAAGTGTGACCACCATCATCTGACCAACGCAACATAACCTCTGGGTTATAGCCTGGCGCTGCTGGGTATGCCGTAGTGACCAAGTTGTATCCGCTAATGTCAGTATCTGATAACTCATACTGACCTAAAGGTTCAAACCCATCGCCTGCTTCAGTGGTCAATGTAACCCCAGATTGCGTAGCTAAATAAGTTTGTACATACTCGGCAACAAGGTCTAGCCCCGCCTCAGTGTCTATATTTTCGCTTTCATACGCAGGGTACAAGTTCAATCCAACACCTGTTTCACAATCAAGTTGCAAACTGTGTTGGGCAGTACGTTTGAGGTTGTTTGCGCCAGTTGGCAATGCTCTCCAAGAGCGCAACCACTTTTGTATCTGACCGTTGTCAGCATATACGTTAAGGTCTAACGTGTAAATGTTGCCGTTTTCAAAGTCACCAACAATGATGTTTCCACCAAAGTTACATTGGCAGTTGCTACGGTGACGGGTAAATTCGCCATTAACCCACCCTGCTCGGACATGCCATGCCTGTGTCGCTACGTCATAGCACCAAGTCGCATTAGCACTTGGGAAGGTCAGCATGTAGAAAGAATGCCCTTCCTCCTGATAGGTATACGCCAAAGCATCAGAAATGTTGCCATATTGGGCAATGGCGTATTCCACAGCGTGTGTAGAGACACGAGTCGCAGCGTAGCCATTAGCCCGATAGACAATGCCTTGACCACGGGCATCTGTGCCTAGCCAAAACAAGGTGTTATCAAGTTTGGCAACCGAGTATGCCGCCACGCATCCAATCTCGTTAAACGCGCCTTGTATGGGCGATAAGGGGAAGTTGGCTAGTCCTGCGTTGTACCAAACCTCAGTGGAGTCAGTGCCAAATACCCATAACTGTCGATGGTCAGCGTTGACCGCCACTACACCGTCAGGCGATCCGTCAGCAGACGAGAAGTCTAAAGCGTTAAACACCAGAGGATAGATGTAGTCACCATTGGCAGGGTTGATGGTGTCCACGCTCCAGATGCGTTGACTGTAGGGTTCATTAAACACAAACAAGGTGTCTAGGTAACTAACAGTCTTTGCGCCAGGGAAGTTAACGTCTGTGATCTGGTCAAACGCGCCTGTGGGTTCGTAATAGGTGTAGCTTGGACCATCGCAAGCAAAGAAGATTACTGCACCATTGTCAGCAATGCTTACAGGACCTGCGCCAGACACATCACCAATTTTGACGGGTGTACTGGTCAAACCAGTTAATTTATAAACCTCAGAGCCAGACACAACATAGAAATCTGTGCCGTTAGTCTGATGCGCCCACAAGCCACGGATAGGTCCAGTGCCTACGGTTTGCAGGAAGTTCAGACCTGGTGCGCGATTCAAGAACGCTGGTTCTTTTCCACCTTCGGGAATAATTTCTGGAAACAAATTGACCATGCGATTGTCCGCAGCGTTGATACTGCGGGCAACATAGGCGCTTCCTAGAATTGGGGTTTTCATGTTAGACGTAGCTTGGATACCACTTGGTTGTCGTAGCGTCATAAACCATCGTCAATACTCGACTAACTACTGCTGTGCCTGCTACGGCAATATTTCCTGCTGTTGTCCAAGTAAATGCGCCTGTTGGAATCAGTCTAATTACGCCGCCGCCCGCAGATATTGGCGATGCGGCTGTAATAGTCACAATCGCAGCAGTTCCAGAAATAAAAGTAATTTGCGTAGTTGGGGCAATTGTTGTAGCGCTTGCTATTGTTGGCGCTGCCGCACTTGTTGCGTTAAATCCGCTTAAAGTAATGCTTGTGCCTGTAGCCACGCCAAGGACAGGCGTAACCAAAGTAGGCGTAGTTGCAAATACAGCCGAACCTGTACCTGTCTCGTCAGTCAATGCTGTTCTTAAATTGGCGCTACTTGGCGTTGCCAAGAATGTGGCTACACCTGTTCCCAATCCGCTTACACCAGTAGCAACAGGCAAGCCTGTGCAATTAGTCAAAGTGCCACTTGAAGGTGTGCCAAGCGCAGGCGTTACCAATGTTGAATTAGTAAACAGTAGCGCATTGGTTACTTGTTTTGTTGTTCCGCCTTGGACAATAGGCAGAACGTCAGTTGTAGCGGCAGCGGTGGCTACGGGGAGAGCTGTGATTGCAATGGTGGCCATATTAGTAGTTTCCTGCGTAAATGTTAAAGCGTTGACGAGAAGCGACAATGGCGTAAGGCATGGACATTACGTCATCAGGGTTGTTGATGCGCTTGAGATTGCGCTTAGATGTCATGGCTATGCGTTGCACTTGTGGGCTTGGTTCAACACCAAACTCAGGCGCTATTTCCATAGCCAAGTTGTAGGTAAACGCTCTCAGATAGCCTGGTGGGAACAAAATATCAGTTGCTAGGGTAGCAGGCTGAGTTAGTTCTTCCACCGAAATAAAGTGCCACTCCAAGTCCCTTGTAGGCTTGGGATAGATGTACATATCAATATTAGGATATGTCATGTTGGTAAATATTACTTGCGGATATGTAGACGTCACCGTCTTAACAGCAATACCATCGTACTGCTGTTGGTTAATCATTTTTATACCGAACGACACATTAGTGCCTGCGTCACGGTAGTAAGTAGCATCGTCCAACAAGATAGGACGATTGCCAACGAAGTCACCCGTTGGGCCAAGAGTGCGGTTAATAAACCCCGCAGGCCAAGTAAACACTTGATCTTGAGTGCTGAAAACAGACAATCGCTCGGTATTCCACGAGTCGATCATTTGGTTTAACGCCATGAGCGAGTCTTGTGAAACTGATGCCGATGTGGTTTCACCTTCAGCCAACACACCGAGCAATCGCAATGCCCTATTGATTTGATCGCCAGCCGTGTATATGGCCATGATTACGCTCCTTGTTCGACCACCTCTACAGCAGGGCGGCCGCGCCTACGCTTAACTTCCAATGTATTTACAACAGGAGCCGCCTCTATTGGCGTATCCAAAGTATACCTTGTCCAACCATTTTCTTCATCATATACAGCCTCAAGTTCCATAGTGGCAACCTTTGCACCGTGAACTGGATGGGACATGTAAATAATAGCCATAATTTAAGAACGGGGGCTTTTGACCCCCGTTTGGTTAGACTGCGCCGTGAATGATGGAAAAGTTGATGATCACTGCTTCAGAGTATGAAGTAGCGGCAGTCAAATTACGCAATGTAATCAAGGCAGAACCAGCAGCCAAATACGAAACGTAAGTGGTGTAAGCCCCAGCAGCGCTACCAGTAGTATTACTGGAAACATTCACAATGATTGTGTCATTGATGGAGATTGCGCTGTTTGTCAAAACAAAAGACACCGCAGCGCCCGCAGCCAAGGCCGCGTCGTGCATCGTAATACGGCCAGCAGACTTGTTTAAGGTCACGCCAGTCGATTTACTTGTCAATTGCGTCACAGCGCCTTGAGCTGCTGCTGTGTAACCAATTTCGCTAGTGGCATATACGGTTGTGCCAACAACGGTTGATGGTATGGTCGCACCGATGGTGCCGCCGTCAATGTCTTGGTCGCTGTACGCAACGCCAATTGATTTGGTATTACCCATTTTCTAATCCTTTAAAAAATAGGGGCCGAAGCCCCCATTAAGTTTTAACCAACGCGGTACAAAGACCAAGCGCCATCGCCAGTTTTCACTGCGCGATAGTTTTGAGCAGTACCAGCAGTGGTAACGGTCATCAAGCCTTGTGAGCCTGATGAACCAATTGACCATCCAGTGTTGGTAGTGATGGTAATCACGCCAGCACCAGAACCGTTGGTGTTAACTACTACAAACTCAAAGCTGCTACCAACTTTGGCGCTAGACACAACAGCGTCTAGATCAGTAGCCAAAGGTAAGGTGTAAGCCGCTGCCGTAGTGGTAGGAGTTCCCAAAATGATACCGTTCAGCAATTGGGTAGTTGTCAACGTTGCCGTGACAGTTGCCGTTGCTGGGGTAGCTTGGGTGTTCATTTGAATTTCATTCAGATTGCCGTCACCAATTTGGTAACCGCCTGCGCCATTAGGTAATGCCATGATATATATCCTTAAAAAGAGTTACGGAATGAAGCCCCCGAAGGGGCATTCAATTTAGCCCCAAATGCGGCAAGCCATTTGTGGACGGATGGTGCTGAAGCCATACAGTACGTCAATACGGCAAGGCATACGGTCATTGTTGATATCGTACTGGCGAACAACGCGCAAGCTGATACCGTTATGAACCGCACGAGCAGCCATGTCAACACCTTGTGGGAGCAACAAGTCAGCAGTAGCAAAAGTGATCGCATCTTTGTGATAGACCAAGTTTTGTGGGTACTGAGTGCTTGCAGTGCCAGTAAACACAACAGCTTTGCTTGTAGCAGGCAATGTCAACATGGTTGCCAAAGCGCTTGATGCTGAGTACATTGGAGCAACGGTCACAGTAGCAGTTGTGCTGCTTGTTGTAGATGCCAAAGCAACAAACTGGAACAACGAACCAGTGGATTCACGGGTTTGTGGGTTAACAGCGTAGCAATCAGCAATCGTAAACACGTCACCAACAGCAATGGTTTCACTAGAGCCGACAGTCAATGTCAGGGTAGAAGAACCTTCAGTTGTCACAGCAGCGCCAGTGGTGTTGCCAGTAGCGGCGCGAGTACCAGTGGTGTGTTGCTTGATAGACTGAGACATGTTGACTTCTTCAAAGCCCAACACCCCAGTACCCATCATGCCGTTCTTGAACTGCTTGCTGATAGTGTCGGTAGGATTGAACAAACCTTTCATGCCTTCAACCAAACCAGCGTTAGCGGCAGGGTTAACGGTAGCGTAACGTGGTGACATCACAGCAGCGTTTTCGTTCAATTTCTGTTGGGCTTGCAACAAGACCAAAGAAGTAGAAGGAGTTGTGCCTGGTGTGCCAACAGTGTTACCGATGGTTTTGTAAGCATTAGCAACGTCAGCATCAATGGAAGATGCTAATTGGCTAATACGGGGCTTCAACACACGCTCTGCGAAGTCATCCAATTGCATGGTCAATTCAGCAGATGTGAAGTTGACACCAATGTGCTTTTGGCTGGCTACAGACAAAGTGGTGAACTGCTCGTTGTCATCTTGCACTTGCAAGGCTGCACCGTCAGTCACCAAAGCGCGGTCAGGTAAACGGATACGGAGGGTTGAACCGATCTTTGCACCTTCGACAGCAAAGCTATCGTCGTACTGGCGGTTCACGTTACGGGTGAGCACTAGGTTGTTCTCGAGGATTTCGAGAGCTTTTCTAGTGATCATGTCAATGGTCAGAATACTGTTAGACATGGAAAAAGTCCTTTAAATGTTGATTTAGCGGTTCTGCGCTTCCCACTTCTTTCGTTGTCTTAGCCGTTCTGCTTCAATCCACTGCGAATCCGTCATAGCCTTGGTAGACCGAGGATCAGTAGTGTCATAAGCAGGCGATCCAGTGGATCGGGCTGTGACAGGCGAAATAGGCGCTGGCGCTGATGTAGTTCTTTTAACTGGTGGATCAGATGCTAATTTAGCCTCAATCTTCCCAATTTCTTTTGCCTGTACAAGGGCTGACATGCGTGAGATACGATCTGCTTCTTTGGGATTAGAACCTAAGTAGTATGCTAACTCAGGTCCAATGTCCGAAGATTGGATCGTTTCTGCCATCACGTTTGTAATTGGAAGTTTTGGGTTGTACGCGACTTGTTCAAAGTCATCGTATTTACTCCGAGCTTCTTCTTCACGGTCATGGTAGCTCTCAAGAACGGCAGATTGTTGCTTGGCTGCTTCTCGTTTGGCGATCAGTTCTTCAGCCTTTTGATAGGCCAATGCTTCCGCATAGGCTTCGGGGCTTTCAAACTGGTCAACGGACGCAGTTGGTGCAACTTTCATCACCTGTTGTTCAGACTGGCGATTTGCTTGTTCTCGTTCCCACTTACGTTGCTCTCTTGCGAGGCGTTTGCCTATGGCAGCGTCTAACTCTTCTTGCGAGAATGTCTTAGCTACTACTTCTGGCGTTTCCGACGTTTGAACTTCAGTCTCGGGAGTGGCCGTCACTTCAGGAGCTGGCGCGGAGTCAACTTCCGCTAGGTTTTGTTGGACTTCTTCAGTCATGTTTTCTGAATCCTAAGATTCCTCGGTCTACTGGGCCGATACAGGTTTTTGTTATCTTACAACAAAATTGCAATATTACAAAGATTGTATTTTCCAACGCAAATACGCGCATTCAAGCGCAAGTGCTTCATCGTATCGAATGGAGTAGATATTGCCTGCGTCATTGACTTTGCGAGTTTCAATCACATTGCCATCTTCATCTTTGACGGTTTCAAACTCATCATCCCATTCGCCGTAGCAAAGAATTCCGTATTCAAAAGCATCAAGCCCTTCTGATTCAAATGCTTCTTTAATACGCTGGGCGATTACGCCAAAGTGCCAACGGGCTGCGTCACCTTTTATAGAAACGGCGTCGTTCATCTTAAATTTTACAAACTCTACCTTAGCCCAAGCGCGGAAAATAGCGTCTTCAATAGGCTCAATTTGCTGTTTGTGACGTTCGTCTGAGGTAATGATTGTGCCATTTGTTGCGTAAATATTAGTCCACTTGTAAGTGTTTGACCCAAGGTCTTGCGCGTCATACGGCAACAAAGCTGCGCCAGAATAACGCATACGTTTATAAGTTGTAGTTCCTGTCCCAAACTGGTTTATGTACCAATTTATTTGAGTTTGATTACAGTTAATGTCTACAACATCGTCTGCTGAAATTTTTGTTGTAGAAGAAGTTGAAGTTATACCAACCGCACGAATGTTTCTTATTTGTGGTGAAACCCCATAATAACCAATAAGCCCTGATGCAGATACAAACCCGCTTTGACCTGTTGAATACACAGCGCCATCACGGTCGGTAGCATAAAACACAATTCCCGCATCTGTTTGACCAGAAGCCTGAGTAATTGTTTGGCCAGCAGTAATAGTCCCCGTAACTGCTTCAGTGCCAATATAAGCACGTCCAGCAGTAGCGTCATATCCAATGTACTTAATAGTGCAAGAACCTGTCGCTGTTGTTACAACCGCATTAGGTCGTAATCCTAATGTAAGCGTATCAATTCGTGCGGTATTGGTTAAATACACGCGATAAAAGACTGCATCAGTTGAAGTTGCTCCAGTCCATTCTGTACCATTACTAGGCGCAACATTAACCTTACCCAACGCATCAACTGTCAAAGCTACAGTTTGAGTAACGCAATTATCTGATCTGGTTTCGCCGTACAAACCAAGAAAATTCTCCCAACGACCACCGTCAAGATACACACTATACGCAGATACACTTCGGAAAGAACATCCTTCAAAATATCTATTTTGATAGCCTGTTGGCAGATCACGATAATACGCACCAGAATTTTCTGGGTAGTTTGGAG